ACGTCGGGTTTGCGTTTGTTCTTCCCATCGTTGAACATATGAACATCGTCGACCAGATGTTGTCCCAATGTTCTGAGAAAAAATACATGACGATTTGTGAAACGGAAACGGTACACCCCGTATATGAAATCCTGGTTCAGAGGTACAATACGCTCTGGACGCCGAGTCAATTTTGTTTGGACATTTTTTCAAAGCAGTTTCCATCCGGTGATTGGCGACTCCTGCCTCTGTGGACGCCGACACCGCCTCGCGCGCCCGTCGAGGCGACCAAATACACATTCTACACAATCGGAAACATGGTGGACCCACGCAAGAATATCAAAATGCTCATCGAGGCGTTTGTTCGCCTACAACTTCCTGACGCGCGACTTTTGCTCAAAGCGACGTGTAAGGTTCCAGTGACGTGGAAAATCCCAAACGTCGTCGTCGTCAACGGACTTTTGAGCGACGAAGACCTCGAGACGCAGATTCACAGACAGGGACACTGTTACGTCAACTGTTCTCATTCCGAGGGCGTTGGGATGGGAGCAGTCGAGGCGGCTTTGCGTGGTAAACCAGTGATCATCACGGACTTTGGCGGTCTCAAAGAATACGTTCCAGACACACCATTCGTCGTGAAATGTTCACGGACTGAAATTCAGCAGGATGATTTTTTGTTTCAAAAAGGGATGGTGTGGGGTCAGCCGTCGCTCGAGGAACTGATGTCGCACATGCGCACGTGTTACGAGAGTCGTATTTCAGAGTGGGACCACCCTGGGACGACGAAACTCATTTCGTCAGTTTTCGAAGAACTTCAACCGTAAGGTTACCGTACTGTTCTTCGTACTTGCATAAAATACGATAGTTTGCAGATGCACCAGCTGAGTATTGACCGTCCTGCATTGTGTTGGCGATGATTGTAGAGAGGGTCAGTGACGGGTTGCGCGAGTACCCATTTGCGTCGAGCGCTTTGATGAGCTCGTCCATTTTCTAATCAGTGTCAATCGACTTTATCTTTGGTCCCGCGGGTTTCATGAAATCATCCGACATGAGTTCTTCGTGTCGGCCATGACCACCATGAGACTCGCCGTCACCGTAGTGAACCATATAGTACGATGCAGCATACATGACAATGGCGAAAAGAACCGCGTTAAACCCGAGGAACGCCTGCTGAGCCTTGAGGTACGAGACGAAATCATCAAACGCTTTGAACCCAGTGGGACTACTGAAGAGACGAGGAAGTGCGAAAATCAACGTAAGATTGATTACAAGTGCAACAAGTATGGGTTTGAGTTCAACGTCAGCCATCTCCTATACCATAGAGCTATGTTTTTTGCAGAAGCACCCCCCTGCCGTCACCCTGAACGTGCACTGCCGTCCCTCGAGTGTGCGTGCTGTGCACGTCGGACCCTTTGCCGCCACAGGGCCGGCCGCCTTCTTCTTCGCCGCCGCCGCTGTGATCAGACCCACAGATGCCGGAGGCGTATAGTCTGGAAGAAAGATGGTTCGGCTCCGAGCCGCCTTGAGGTCGAGCGTGTGCTGACGGAAGCGAAGAGCAGAAGCATCAAACTTGCTCATTTTGATTTTGGATGACTGAACCTTCCTGAGCGAAACCAGGCGTGCTCATGACACTTTTTTCTTCCAAGGGACAAAACGTGTCATGAGCGTGCAAAGATATAAAAAGTCGGATACCATATTAAATATGGCTACACTTCTCATAGAACGTCTGACTAACATAATTTTAGAGGCGGATCGTACCAACTTGTATATCCCTCCGGTAATTGCAAATCTCCTTCGTGTTCACGGTTTCGCGCCACACAGGACATACACGCGTCCTCCGCGTCAGCCGCGTCCTCCCCCACCTGTACGTATACCGTGTCCTGCAGTTACACGTGCCGGTACACCTTGTAAAAACAAGTGTGCTATTGGGTGCACGACGTGTCTGATTCACTCGGAAACACCAGCCCCACGGGCTCCGCGGGGTCTTCCTGCTGAGTACGAGCGATGTCCGGAGATGGTCAAGGATGGAACGCAGTGCAAGTGCCCAAAGTACAAGACTTATCCAATGTGCTGGCGTCATGCAAAGCGTGCCAATTTACTTCCTCCACCACCTGAAGTGCCGACAGAATGCGCTGTATGCTACTGCGACCTCACACTGGAAACAACGACCAAGACGGCGTGCGGGCATTATTTCCACATCGACTGTTTTGAATCGTGGAAACAGAGCCGGTCAGCTTCATTTCAGGCGGTGACGTGTCCTATGTGCCGACACGCGAACCCGAAACCCAAGCCGCTCGTCATGCGCGCTTTGGGTACTGTACATCAAAGTTGATGAGAAGATTTGACTGGTCCGTTAGACCCTTGCCGTGTACGACATAGTCCTTTCGAGGATCCAAAATACCAAACTCTTTCAGTGTATTGAACTGAACAGGTCCACTAAAGTGAGGTATAGTCACGTCGAGCCCTTCGACTGATTCACGGAACGTGACGGTCATGATGTACCGCAAGTCTTCGCCGCGACGCTCAAACTTGGGATGGGGCTTTACATTGAATGTAATAATGAGATCACCAGTTCTTTCACGATTCGACCGCGCTTGTTCTCCGAGTCCCTGAAGTCTGTGTTGTGTTCCTGAATGTAACCCCTTCTCGACGTGTAAATTTATCATGACGGAATCCACGTGCGTTTTTTTGTGATTACATCCCGGGCACCCCTTTCGCGTGACACCAGATGTCTGACACTGATCACAAGGCCGTGCAAACATCTGACCCATCATACCCATCATTTCTTGCACCATCATTCCCCGTCCCTGACAACGAGAGCACGTTGTGGCACATGACTGACAATGTTTCGTCACGGGCACCTTGATCGTCTTGTCTGCTCCGGTGTACACCTGTTCGAGTGTCAGGTCTATCGTGTGATGCCGGTCCATGTTCCGTTGCTGTTGTGGACCACCCATACCGCCAAACATTTGCTGAAAAATATGTGAAATGTCAGGACCCTGCGGTCCTTGTTGCTGCTGCGGGTCATCAGTTCCAAATTGGTCGTAACGGGCACGTCGTTCCGGATCACTGAGCACTTCGTACGCCTGCCCGATCGCCTTGAATTTTTCAGCGTCGCCTCCTTTGTCGGGGTGATTCACGCGTGCAAGATTTCTGTAAGACTTTTTAATTTCATCTGTTGATGCACCACGGCCGACACCGAGCGTTTCGTAGTAACTCATACTGTTAAAGAGCCGGTAAAACTTTATTTGGTCTAAAACCGCAGTCACCTAATAATTCAAGATGAACGAAGTCGACGAAACAATCCTGACTATTTTTGAAAAGCGAATTCACAATGAGCTCGAATTTTACCTTTCTGAGCACACGGATCGCGTCTTCTGGGAACAGAACAATAAGTTTCGATACAGGAATGCCCGTGAGGTGAATCAGGTGCTCAAAAAGGTGTTTGAGTCTATGCATGTGATTTACCCATCACTCGAAAGTGTATTTGATGAAAATCTCACCCTTTTGCAGCAGTGTACGTGGGTCGGAATGAACGCGCCGTGGCCGGTTGACCCGGATGAGCACATCCGGCGGGTTGTTGATAATGTCATGGAGGTTTATTCTATCATAGTGTATGGAAATATTCGGTGTGGAATTATTAAAGAAGATAACATAGTTATTTATAATGAATCCCCCGTGTGACAAATGTGTCTATTATAAACCAGGTCCTTACGTACGAACAGGGATGTGTACAAGGTACGTTGTGTATAGAGGGCGTGGAAAACTTGTATATGATTTTTCAGACACGGTCCGCCTCGACAAGTCTCGGTGTGGCCCAGAAGGAAAGCTATTCATTTCTGACCACAGTGAACACAAGAAAAGTATCCTTTGGTCACTTTTGAATGATGATGAATAAAATTACATTACACGGCTTATGCCTGGTGAGCGGAGACGTGGGTACTTTGAAAAGAAGAATATGCCTTTGTGTGTGAGGCTTTTATACTTGTACATTTTGAAATACCGAAGGAGTTGTTGTTCTTCGCGCCACGTCACTGTATCTGCAGTTAATCGATTCAATGTTCCACGTGGTTTGGGGTCAACGACAAGTCGGATAGGAAATCTCTGACGACGACGCTGGGCACAGTACATAAAGATGTCATTTATCTTGATGGTCCAAAATAGATTTCCAGCCTTTGCTTCGTGTTCGTACGGGAGTGTTAATGCCTCGAAGAGATGACATTTATCATATTTGTATCGTTCAAGTGTTTTGACACGTCCTATAACAACCTGACTCCCTGACACAGTGTTCATATGAGGAACAGATGTACACGACATTTTCGATTTCGGATACACATCAAACTTTGTTTTTTTACAAAAACAGTTGATTGTCTTTGTAGGACGAATAGCTCGTTTTGTTCGACGCACGATATGCGTTTTCCTGGTCGAACCGAGATAATCAATCACAGTCATATAAAGTACTCTATAAAAAATATTTCATATGATCATATGGGTCACACAATAAAGAACCAGCGCCCATATGAATATCGCCCCAGTGCAACCCGGCGCGCGTCAGGCCTTGAGCCCGTCAATGAGTCGCGTGAAAACGCAGTGAAACGCTGGAACAAACTGCGTCAGCAGATAAAAAGCAGTATGTCGCTTGCTCGTAACATACGCACAAAGGGTGTCGCCACACGCGGTCGCTTCAGGGTGAGAAACCCATCACCTCCCCGAAAGAAAAGCCCTCCAAAGCACAGTGTAATGCTCAATAAAAATAAACCACCGGGCGTTTACTTTGTGAGTAAGCCATACAAGAAAGGCCGGTTTAGTGTTGAAAATATTTATGGGTTCGTCCCTTTTCCTAAGAAGCGTACAAACGCAAAATCTCCTTGATAATCTCGTGACGTTTAATATCATCTTCTCCGAATTGCACATGCTCGAGACCATTAATAGGATAGGTCTGTAGGCGTTTCAGCAAATCAGCAAGTCCATTGTTTTCAAACCCACGATCATACTGACCATTGTCACCCGTGATGACGAGTTTGGAATCCTTCCCGAGACGAGTCATAACCATGCGCATCTGATTTGGCGTCGAGTTTTGCATCTCGTCTGCGATGATCCACGCATTGTCAAACGTTCGACCGCGCATGTACGCGAGAGGACACACCTCAAACTTTGTCTTGAGTGACATTGCATCCTTCATGGGACGGACCCATGGTTCCATCTTCTCATCGAGTGTACCTGGAAGGTATCCATGCTGTTCATCCACAGAGACTGCTGGGCGGGTCAAAATGACATGACGAGCATGCTTCGATGCAGCATGACACGCCATCATCGTCTTCCCCGTACCGGCTGGACCGCTTGCGATGACGATAGGGATCCGTGGGTTTTCGAGAAGAAGTTGGTAGAGACGGTGCGTCATTATATTATGAATGCATCTCACCCTTTTATAACCTGTTCACCACTTGCCACTCTGCACTCGACCCATTGAGTGTTGACAGTATAATTTGACCCGCCTTCTCAGGGTCGAAATGGTCTGCACAACAGAAAATGTCGAGGTAGATACAGTCCGACTCAGGGTACGTGTGCACTGAGAAATGAGACTCTGACAACACGAGAACACCAGTCACACCAAACGGCTCAAATTGATGGAACGCCCTGCTAACGACAGTCAATTTGCACTTGTCTGCAATCTGTTCCATCAGGGGCTCAATCTCTTCAATGTACTTGATGTGAACACCCGAGATACGTCCGATGAGGTGCTTCATTCTTATTTTAAAAATGTCAGGTTTTTTTATACCATGATGGATGAGTTTAGTATCATTGATGGTGAACTTGCAATCCTACATGACAGTCAAATTGAATACGTCTTCGAGCGCGATTCGATCAGCAAGGCGGCATACACTTACATGATTAACTGGATCCAGGACAAAAAGTCTCCCAAGGATGACCCTGGCGCATCGTGGCTCGAAGCTGAAAAGGCATGGGACTCACTCAGCCCTGAGATACAGGGCACGCTCATGGCCATCGCAAATAAAGAAATACAACAGTCACGTGACATTCGTGATGGGCTGCTTGCAACCCTTCATGGATACCAGGGGGTAAAAAGTATCAAAGACGCTTACGCTAGTTCTATTTGTGAATGCTTCGGTTACTTAAATTAATTCAACATCACAAGCAGACTCTTCGGCAGACTCGATTAGAACTTCATCAATTTCAACATCACATATGCCTTTGGTACGCGTGGCGAGAACGCGGTCCCAAAACGCCTTCATGACTGGGAGGTAATGTGCAAACCATTCACGGTCACGTAGAACCTCGACGACGACAAACTCTTCGGGAGGTCCCTCTTTGTACTGGAGGAAATCACACACCTCGAGATCCATAATTTCAAGTAAAAGTTGAATCTGAGGCAGGTAATACCCAGGGACTTCAGGTTTAATCTTTCGACTCAGAGGACACTTAATCTCGAGGAGTCGACCAGACTCGGTGATTCCGTCAGGACTTCCACCGAGAAACTTGTGTACCGGGTGTTGTACGAGACCAATCTCATGTGAAATCTGACCGTGACGCATATCATACAAATCACGAACCATGGGCTCGAGGCGCGTCCCATGTGCAGTCGCTTCGTTTCCCGCCCATGGACGAGCCGCACCGCATTTTTTCGCCAAGAGTCCATCTGGTTTTTCGTATGGGTTGAGACCGATTGCTGTCGCTAAATCGCTCGCAGTCAGCAGGTTTCCGCGGAGGTCGAGCCATTCCTGACTGCGCTGATCGGCATATGATTGTGCTAAGAGTTCTTTGACTCGTGGGTGCATCCTACTTCTTAAAACGCTCTGTCGTCTTAAGTGCAATCTGTGCCGCAAATTGTTCCGCTTGTTTCTTCGTGCTCGCAAAGCCAGAGCCGTATGACGTGCCATCGACGACAACTTCGATATGAAATGTGCCGTTAATCTGACCTCGAACCTGGTATTCTGGCAAAGGCACTTTATTCGCCTGACACCAACGCATGAGCTGATCCTTGTAGTTATCATCCGTGAGGTTCATCTCGACGTACTCAAACGCCGCAAACACAAACGACTTGGCATGAATCATTCCAATGTCGAGGTATATGGCACCGACGAGAGCCTCAAAAACATCCTCGAGGATATTCTCATTCGTGTTCCAGCCGTTACGCATACCCTTGTCATCCATGAGGACCCATTTATCGAGGCCGAGTCGTTTTGAAATTTCACAGAGCGTCTTGCCTCTCACGAGTTTCGTACGCGCCTTGGTCAAAAAACCCTCTTGTTCTTCCGGAAACTTTTCAAAAAGAAATCGCGTGATGATAAATCCAAGAACAGAATCACCCATAAATTCCAGCGTCTCGTACGAGCCTTCAAGACCCTTGTACTTTTTGAGGGCTGATTTATGCGTGAAAGACCTGCGGTACAATTTAATATCATTAATTTTCGTTCCTACGAGACGCTCAAGCGCCACGCGGTCGATGTTTGGGGCATCGACGAGCTCTGGCGCTTCAACGGGTTCCATTTATAGTACTACGTACACTTTTTCTTTTAACTTCTGACTCCAATCTGAGGGTGTCCCTGGAACGCCGGGATGTACCCTGGGCCTGTAGTTCCCGCCACATCTACAGCAGTCGCTGATGCAGGATTGTTCTTGAGCATGAAAAACAGCGCGACAAGAATAAGAAACAGAATCAATAGTTTATGCATCTGATAATTAAAACGATTTTAATTTCAGAATGTCAATGGCGAGCAGTGGAAGGACAATGGCAAAAAATTCAAACATCTGTGTATCACGTGATTTATGGATAATCTGAACGTCTTCTTCTGTGTATCTGATACTGTTTCGCTGCCAGTCTGCCAAAAAACACTTATTACCAAACATGAACCAGCACATTAAAGCGATGACGACGACACCCAGATGGACACTGACGAGACGTTTGGATTTGAAAAAGACACCGAGTATCATAAAGAGAATCACAAAGTGATGGAAAGTCACTAGCAGTTTATCTTTCGCTGTTAAATCGTACTTGCCGTGGATAACAGTCACGTCAGTTCGAGCATTCAGAATTGTCATGAGTGCGATTATAGCAAGTACTGTATTCATTACTATTTAATGGAAAAAAGTTCAGGCCTTCTTCACCGTCGGACGCTTCGCCGCCGCCGGCTTTGGCGTCTCGGCCGCGGCAGCAGCTGCCGGAGCCTTCTCCTTCACGGGCTTCTCCGCCTTGATGTAATGCTTGTTGATGTACTTCTGGATGTTCAGGAACGTCACCTGTACGTCAGCTGGGGGGTCCAGGATAGCCTTCAGAGAGGCATCCATGTTGATGTTCTGACCCTGCTTCAGGCCCTTCTCCGTCACGTACTCGTTAACCTTCTTCGTCACCTGAGAGCGGGAAATCTGCTCACCTGCAGCCATGTTCAGAAACTTACGCAGCTCCTCGGAAATGTCCAGGGGCTTGTTGAAACCGTTGGTGGTAGAACGAGCCTTGGCCTTCTCACCCATAGGGTCCTCGATGAGGCTCTTCACCTTACGGAGGTCCTTACGGAGGAGCTTAATCTCGTCGAAGACAGTCTGCAGAGTGATGGTAGTGTCAGCCATTGATACTTCTTGAGCCCTTCACATCTTTAACTAGCTTTGCGGTCTGGGTACCAAACACGAGCAGAAGAAGGACGAGCATCGGCCACGTCAACATGGGTCCGATAAGCATAAAGAGAACGAGATGCCACACCATGAAACCACCGTAGACTGGCGTGTCTTTAATAAAATTGTACGCCACGAGGTAATCAACCTTTGGTAGTTCCATATCTATTGTTTCGTGACATTTTTTTGGCAGACCATGCGAGAAACAAAGCCATTACAATAGTCCCGACAATTATCAACAGAATGATTGCCCAGACTGGAAATACGTCAGTGAACCAATTTCCGGTCGTTACGTCGCCGCCCGTTGTTCCGTCACCGCCCGTCGTCCCGTCGCTGTCAGAAGGCGCTTCGCAGCACCCTGGATCACATGGAAATTGTGCATCACCTTCCTGGAATGCACATATCATGTTCGGACCTGATTCCGTTCCAGTTGATGGGGTCATGCCAGGTGTCACCTGTGTCTGGTATTTACAATTCTTCCCATTGTACTGCGGACCACAATACGTCGGACCTGTAGTCGCGTATGTGTTTCCTGTTCCGCAGAGGCCATTGTCCCGAAGTGTGTACCCAGTCGGACACGTCTTTTTAACCACAGTCGAACTCGTCGACGTGGCACAATTGGAAGAATCGGTTGGAATGGGAAAGTATCCAGATGGACACGTCGGTAAGACCGTCTCTGGCGCATTCGCCAAACATAGACCCGAAACATCTATCGTGAATCCAGTCGGACAAATCTTCTTGACGGTTAAAGCAGACCCTGACGGACGACGGCATCTCGTTTTGTCGACTGGTAATTCAACGTAGCCGGCTGGACAAACTCCCAGGCTCATTTCTACTTAGAGCTTAGGTTTGTTTTTTGAGCACCATGGAGTACGGAACTCCTGTAAAGATTCCAGATGGCCGTTACTTTCTCAAGGTTTCAGCAAAGGGTGACGCGCGCGTGTTTCACCAGGTGAACAATGTACAGGTCGACGGAACGTTGACAAAGGAGACGCGTCAGGTGAGTCTCAAAGTGCCTTCAAAAACTTTGTTTGAGACTATTGACAACGAGCTTCTCAGTCAGGCGGAGGTGAGCAAGCTTGAGTGGTTCGGAAAGGACATCTCGACCGATACGATTCGTTCTGCATACCAGGCGAGTCTATCAGCCGACGGTGAACTCTCCGCCTCACTGGCGGCAATCAAGGGGAAGGTGGTGACGACATTCTTTGACGCTCAGAAGAATCCGATTGAGGAGATTTCAGGAGCGTGTGATTTTCTGTTTGAGCTGGCTGGTCTCTGGTTCCTCAAGCGCTCGTTCGGTCCCATCTGGCGCGTCGTCCAGGTTCGTCAGCGGCCGGCACCAAAGCAGAACACGAAGGGATACCCAGTCGAGTTCCAGTTTGCAGACGACCCAGAGCC